CAGCCAGGTGCGTGCCAGCGACGTTCGTTGTCGGCGTATTCGCGAACGTCGGGCTTCCGGCGCTGTTCGCCACCCCGTAGACTGAGCCCAACGTGGCGAGCGGCGCGTTGTATTCGGCCAATGCGCTGTTTGCTGCGCTCTGATAATCAGCGAGGTTTGCCGAATTATAGGCGTCGTTTTTGCCCTGGTTGAAGACGCGCATGGCGTTGTCGTAAGCAGGCGTCCCCGGGGTAATTCCCTGCGCCGCCAGCTTCGACTCCTGTATGTCCGTATTTTGCGCCCACTGCGGATCGAGCCGAGCGCGATTAAGCTTGTCGAGAGCCGCCGCCGTACCGTTATAGCTCAGATCTAGCGGCTTACCGCTGAGAGCCCCGCCAGCGCTTCCGCTGAGAAGCGAATTAACAAGCCCCGTGGACTTGTCGAAAATCCCCTGCATCGGCGCCGACAGCGTCGTGTTAGCGCTATAGATCGGCGTGCCGTCCGCATTCGTTCCGGTCTGGGTATAGTTCAGCGAACCCTTGGCGTTGCCCTGGTTCACCATGTTCATTTCTTGCGTGGCTTTCGCCGTCGCAAGATTGGACTGGGTCTGAGCTTCTGCCGTCTTATACGGATCAGGAGGCGTTGGTGCGTCGTGCATAGATTTTCTGTTCCGATCTCAAGAGACCATAGAGAGCCGCGTCTTCACCGTTGAACCATTCCCGAAGAATGCCTTCGCGGCGAAATCCCATCGCTTCGAGCATCCGACAGGCGCGGTCGTTCTTGACTTTCGTGTGCGCGCTTATCCTGCGCACCCTGGCGAAACAATAGCGCGCGATCCCCCGGATATCGTTGATGCTCCAGACACCGCTTGCGTGCATGGACAGCTCGATATTTTCTCCGGGCCGATAGAAGTTCAGGATTGCAGCACCCACGATCCTGTTGCCGCGCTCGACCACCAGGCCAATGAAAGGATCAGCAACGTTTATTTCCAAAGCACGCTCGATGTACAACCGAGCCGCAGTGTCGTCCTGCCTAACCAACAGCGTTCCCCGTCTCATAGAGCAGTTCGATCGCCGTTAGCCGCACGTCTGGGGTGACGGTTGTCGATAGCGTCAACTGGATCACAGGCGAGACGACCGCACCAAAACCCTCTGCATCTGCCCAATAGGACAGGTCCGTAAGTGCCGCTGGCCACACTGCCGTGTCCCAAACTGACGTGTCCCAGATTGCGCCAGTGGCCGCCGCCGAACTCGCGGACGGCTGCGGCGGCTTCGTCGTGTCGAAATCGACCTTCACCGAAATCTGAGGTGTAACCGGATAGGCCGACTGAAGCCGTGGGCGCACCATCTTTACGTGCTTGGTAAGCGCCGGAGACCCAAGGTCATTGTAGGAAGGAAACACGGTCCAGGTGTAGTTCTTGCCGTCGTCCTGACCGCCCGTCTCGGCCTGCATGACACGCCCGTCCGACGTGCCGTAGTACAGTGCGTTGTTGTAGACCCCGAAACAGTTCGCGTCCCAGCCGAGATAGCGCGCCCATGCCCCAGTACGGACATTCGCGACAAACTGCGTGGCATCGCCCGTGCTGGTCTTGGGCAAGTTGATGATGCCCATGCTCTGCAAGGGCCATGTCACGATTTGCCAGCCCGTCAGACCCTGCCGCGCGGTCACAGCATCCCGCCAGGCGGGAGCGATCGGCTTCGTCACAGCCACATTCTGAAGCGCGATCTGGTCAAGCGTCATGACCGACGACATCGGTATAATGCCGTCCTCGGTCATGATAGCGAGGTCGCCGCCGGCCTTCAGGATGCAGCGACGCCCCAGAGGCTTTGAGATTTTATAGAGCCCCTTCAGCGTCCACGCCGTATCGGCAGGATTGAGTCCATCGTAAATCGCGACCTCGCCCTCCGACGTGATCAGCGTAAGCACCTCGTACAGGCCCGAATTTGACGAGATCGACCACGAGGTGCCACAAAGCAGATAACCGCCGTACTTGAAGATGCCGGACATATCGACCGACGTTGCAGCACCACCGATCGAATTGAGACCGAGATACCAATAGGTCAGGCTTGCGGATTGAACCCCATAGATCCGGTTCTTGAACGGCCAGACGAAGGCGAGGTTACCTCCGGTCAGGCCAGTGATGGCCGGTGCCGTGACCCAAGACGAGCCGTTGTAAAGCTGCGCGGCGTCAACGCCGTTCACCACCATCAGCCATGTGCCGCCGGAATTGGTGAACTGGATATATTCGAGGTAGGCCGACGAATTGAGCCCACTGACTGCGGCAGCCCCTACGGCTCCCGAGCCGGTTACGTCATAAATGCCGCCGTTGCAGCCGGCAAAGAACTTGCTGCTCGCCCCACTGACGTAAGGGATAAGGCTGTTCACCGCGGCGTTCGGCATGCCCGTTGCATAGGCGAGCGAGCCGCCGCGCATCCTCACATAGTCGAGTTGGGGGAATGCGTTGTCGAGAATGTACGCCGTCCCCTTGGGAGGGTCGGACAGGTTCGCACCGACATACCAGCCTTTGGTCGGGCTCGGAATAAAGGTCGCCTGAGAGGTCGGAAGCCGGTTCGCACTGCCCCTTGCGCTCTTTTGGCGAACGGCCTGCCTCATGGCGAGATCACCGTCACGACACCAGGCCAATTGTTGGCCGTCCAGCTCAACTGGTTCGTCATGCGGACGATCTTGCCGCCATTTTCATGGGCCGCCTTCTTGTCGCGCTCAATCGAGTAGTTTCGGAAGTCCTCAGCGTAATCGAGGCCCTTCGACTGCTTCCAGCGCCAGATCACCCCGAGCTTCAGGATGATCTCCGGGAACAGTACGAAATCGGAATCGCTGCCCCAGCGCGGCCGCCGTGTCGTGGTATCGCTGGACGAAATCGGGTTGGCTGAGCGATATTCGCCGTTGACGTTCTCGCCGCTCGCCAATGCCGGCCAAATCTCAAGCGCGCTGCCGATGAGCCGCCAGACCGGCCGCACCGGCATCACGGGAAGAGCTTTCAGCGCAAGAAGGTCTTGGCTCGAGATCGGCCCCTGGAGCGGAATGGAAGGATACTTCGTGGACCAGAGCGCCTGCCCCTGAAGGATGCGCTCGAAGTCTGACGGGAGGGAGAACAGCGTCGTGGTCCCGTCCCCCGTCAGGGTCATTGCGATGTTCAGGTTACGCCAGTTGTATTCCGACGCGGTTTCCTCCACCTCAATCTGGGCGAAGGCTAGAAACTTCAACACGGTCGGGTCCGTATTCGAGACGACGCTGGACGGCTGAGATTGGCCGCACAGCACCATTGCGTCTTGAATTACGGTCAACAGCGACATCAGAGCGCCTCGGTCAATTCGCTGACGGCGTTTTCAGGCTTGCGAGGACGCCCAGGGCCACGCTTCTCGGTATCGACCTTCGCCGACAGTTCCGCGAACTGTTTCTGAAGGTCGGCAATCTGCTGCTTCAGCGCCTCGTTTTCCGTGGCATAGCGCTCCGCATCAGCCGAGTTGCCCGCCACATCAAGGAACGCCTGCGCCTTCCTGGACCATTCCAGCGCGCCCATGCCGAATGCTTGCTTGGCGGTATCGGACATGCTCGCGAGCTGCTCGACCGTATGGACGTTGAAGGATGCGAATTCCTTCACCATCGATCGCGTCATGGACGGCCACACCTTGAGCGGCGTTCCGATCGCCTGCTCCTCTTCCTTCAGGCCGTTCTTGAAACGGGCATATTCGAGCGCAAAGCGCTGCTTGTCGTTCTCGGTCGCGACCCTCTCGGCGGAATAGTTCTTGTCGCCTGGAATGAGGATCTTGACGAATTCGGTGTCCTTGTAGATCGGGCGTCCTTCCTGCTCGGAAAGGAAGTCCTGCTTGACGGCTTCGATGTAGAACTCAACGTGCAGTCCGTGCCCTTCGGCCATGGTGTTCTCTCTTCTGATCGAGATGAAAAAGAAAGGACGGCCCGAAGGCCGCCCTCATGCTTGCTAGGCTTAGTTGGTCTTATCGATGTACGGCCACATCAACCGGGCCTGCGCCACCAGCGAGTTGGTGATGGTGACGGTGCCAGATGCGGTCGCGTTCGCAGAAAGGACGAGGCCGGTAATGTTCGTGCCAGTCCAGATCAGCGAAGCGACGGTCTGAGACGCGGCAATGCCGGTCGCAGACAGCGTTGAACCGATCCACGACGGACCGCTGTCCGCGGTCAACTGACCCGGAGCAACGGTGACGATCTTGGATCCGTTCGTGGTGGTGCCGGTGAACGTGCCGCCAACGGCCTTGGTGATGTACAAGCCGACGATCAGCTTGGACGACACAGTGGCCGAGTTCGGGAAGTTCGCAGCACCGCCGGTCGCCGTGGTTTCCGCGAGGTTGCCCGCAGTCGCCATGGTCGTGTACGCGACCGGGACCTGACCGGAACGCGCGAGCCAGAGATAGTAGACCGAACCAGTCACGGTCGTGACCGACTGGCCGCCGTATCCCATAC